CCCCGCATCGGAATCCGTCGATTCCAGGTCTTCTGACTTACATGAGTGGATGCGACTCACATCATGTAAGTGTCGTATCGTGACGGATCGCTACTCACGATCACGATTATCGACGACTAATCCACGTTCAGTGAATAGTCCATGGATAGTATTCTACCCAATATTGGAGAACTCAAAGACACTCCAGGGGTCAGCTGTAGTATCTCTAACGTTAGTTCGGCTATCTCCTCTTCGGTGGCACTATACCTCGAAAACAGTTCAACATCTGTAACACTTATCAAATCATCGTACTGAATAATAGGATCGACATTACGTGCAACCATTTCCTCCCATTTATGCGGCAATGATCCCACATTCAAAACATCGCGCAATACGGTTAGAAATGGCGCGTTAATACCAAACGTACATCCATCACCAAACATCCCGATAGTTATTTGATACTGATATCGACGGAACCTATCGAAAACAGAAACATAAGATGGTCCAATAAAATCCCCACTCTTAGTTGTCCCGAAAGATCGAAAATATGGTCCCAAATTTATCATAGGGTGCATGCTACCGTTTAGTAATATAGGCGAATGTTTCAAAAACTGCCACAATCCATAATGCCCGGCGACGTCATCTCCAGTTGTTATTATATAACCACACCTCTCTGCAGCCCGTATCATATCATCAGACAAGTACGAACCACAATCCACTATTGCCATAAAAATCAATGCATTGGCCAATGTGTTGATCGTAGTGGTGATCACTGATCCCGATAACAACATAGTTTGTAATAATCGTAGAGTGACTTTCTTCTTTTTGTTGACAGAATGAATGTCAACACAACCACGCAATTGCTCTAATAATATACGCATAGTGCCGCACGGAGTCATAAATAACACCTCCATTAACTTAAACAACTCTTCGCCATGAGACGCGTCACATTTACTTATATCAACATTGTAAACACGTTTAATTCCGTTTTGGCATATAACATAAATGGAATCGTCACTATGTGCAAAACAATGCACACATGACCCATTTGCTTCGTAAATCGTGTCGAATACCTCACTCAAATTACTACGTGAGGTTTTCTTAACAAATTTAAACACTCCATTCTTGTAATAAAACGGTTTACTCTCAATGTATTCTTTAACGCAAGACATGAACAAGGCTCCAATTATCGACGCGGCTACACCCAAATCACCAATACATCGTGGTATACCTAAATTTTTCGCGAATTCGAGTGTTTTCAATTTGATGCTAGGACGATACTTCTGCCAATGACGGTCATTAAACCGCCCTGTTTCATACAATTCATGCATTGATTGGATACGTAAATTCTTCTTAGGATGTGGTTGATAACAATATGAAAAATTATCCTCAATTTTATCAAACTGACCTACATCTAAAAAATAGTCGATGAATCCCCTCAACCACGATAATACAACTTCCTTATGACTAAATATAAACTGCTCCTGATTTTCAAATAGTTCATTATCAAACTCAACACCACGAGTACGACTAAAACCGTCTTCAGTCCTACACAAAAACAATCTTTTAAATATGGCAGCACTCAAATTAACAGTCAACCTACCATACACTACCGCATTATGTGCCACAGGACAACACACAGCGCGATATGTATTGTCCACTTCCGCTTCGTGAAAATCAATGGTTAGCGACTCCATAGATATATACTCATGACCAGTTACTATCACGAAACTCTTACGTACATGTGTCTTAGTATACGCGTAGACACTACGACACATGTGTACAATGGGCGGTGCAATCACCTGCCCGGCACCCCGTTTAAACTTGTGACGACCAGGGAATTCCCACTCTTGGCACTGTGGGCAAACAACTTTCTGGTCGTTTCACATAAATAAACAGCGTGTAATATGGTGTACATCGCAACTTCTCGATCAATGACACCTTCGCCAAGTATACGTAACAACTGAGCATACAAAGTCGTAAACGTTTTACTATTGGGTCCACTTTCAGTTATGAAATTCTTAGTTAAGGACTCATGAACTAATCCTTCAACTAAGTTAATATATACATCAACTCTGACCCAGCTGACGTATCCACAACTTTTAGCAGCACTCCACATCTCTTGGCTGACACCTACCATGTTCGCATGTAACACAATATCACCACGGACATCCCTTTCTCTCAATCCCTCACCACCGTTAAACAGCCATGACATAAAACACGATCCGTCATCATTAAATCCGTCGACATTCAACCGCACATTGTCGCCGCCATGCAATCCGCGATTAAAATTCATACCAAATACACTATACCAGCATCGTTGGCGAAACTCAAGCCATGACGTACCAACTGGTATCTTAGTGTACACAATTATATTGCGACGCTCACGATTCACAATATCACGGTGGCACGGAAGCTGTATTACTTCGCCACTAATGTGTTGCCTGCTGCCAAGACGTTCAAGCTCCATTGAATGTGAACCCTCGTGTTGTTGGTGGTCCGCTAAATTACTAACATGATCCGATTCATGATTTTCACGCGGCGCGATAGGTGGGGACAGTGGTAACTGCTCGTCGGATTCCATTTCTTGTAACGGTTCGTCCAATGCGATACGAGACGACGTGGGTTGATCATGGATAAATTCGTTAGGCAACGTGATGGTATCAATCTCGCGCTGCTCATGTTTTAAATACGAGCTATCAATGTCATTATTATCTACGTTGTAATCAATTACATCATTTACTTCAACCTCCTTGACGATATCAGTAGGTTGTTGTTCGACATTCTGCGACTCGGTATTAACCGGTGATCTATTATTAGCAGTATGTCGTTGATGATAATGATCAAATGCACATTTAAGCAACATCTTATCACATGACGTATAGCATATTTTGTCGTCTTTTATCATCTTATTCATGACGCGACGTGCGGCAGCGTCTGAATTATTGGACCCGTTAGTTTTAGTGAGAGCGCGCGTAGGATGAAAATGCGTTGACTGTAAAAACATTGTACATTCAACCCCACTCTCACATTTTACGTAATTTTCACGGCGATTTACCTGTGCTTTATCGGGTGGCGTCTCTAATATCCTTTCTATGCGCTCAACAGCTTTCTCGCTCGTAATAGCAGGCGATACCTTTCGTCGTTTTTCACCCGTCATGAGCGTTTGTCGCGATGTGACAACTTTATTACTACTTCTGTCACTCTTTCCACTACCGTTCTGTCTCTTTGGCGGTCCATCACCAGCTTCGTCACTACTATACTCAGGTCCAGTGGCACGCGGAGATGCAAATATATCGACAATGTACAATTCTTCACTCCTCGACAATTCACGTTTCCGTGTTGAAACCATAGGTGCCGTGTCGTAACAATATTCCCACTTGCTGTCATTACAATCAACAGTTAAACTCATACATGGTCCCATGGGCTGTGGAAGATGGATTAACTCACTTAACGTTATCATGTTCATTTGTGTTCGCAAGTGGTGATTGCGTCCTGTAACATCATGAGTATGTACATCAATAGTGCGTTGAACATATTTATAACACTGCATAGTGTAAAAACATGCACCGAATAAACGAAATATTGATACAAATTTTGAGTCAATCGACTCAGTCAATGTATACCGCGAATACCCCGTATTAAAATGTAACTGTGAAACTGGTACACCATCAACCATATACCACACGGTGGTTGTGCGTAAATCGTTGACCAATTTGCGAACCATATGTCGTAAATTCCTCCCGGTTCTTATGTGATTGACCATCTCGTGCACGATGTATCTCAAAACAACCATGTACCCAAAAGAAACATCCATGATGGGGTCTACACCCTCACGTTCACGCGATTTACGCAACAATATCTGGAATTTATCTACATGGCAAAACATGAAATCCATAAAATAGGACACGTCCACGACACCAACATAATCTTGACACTTTCCTAACACCTCATTACCATCATTTACAAAATTGAAAGTATTTCGGTACAATCGGACAAAACGCTGTCGAATGTCGCCATTATGCGTGCCACGCCTATTGCTATGCATAGATACATAATTTCCAACGTGAATAATCTCGTATATAACTTGAGCAGGGTACTCATAACACATCTCTGGAGCGTGGTGGACGTTAACACCCTCATGGATAAAATATTGACAGCGACCAACATTACGTGCAACCATCCGTATCACTGCAAGTGGTAAATTGGAGTCAACTTCTTCACAACGTGACAACAATTCACGCACTACAACCCCAATAGCAACTATTTTGTTAATCTCGTCTGTTGAATACGGGTGGTGACCGTATCGGATATGACGTACAACTTGTATCTTGTGTAATTCGGTGCTTGATAAAGAGTTCATGTAATAGTCTCCTGGTGCAAAAGAACCGATGACAGATGTGTTGCGTGCTTGTATAATACCATAATCAGGCTGGTTACTGATTCCCGTGCTACCATCCGCACAGCGTTCTTTGTTTCGGTCTACACCGATGGGGTGAAGGTGGTCAATATCCCCATATACATCTTGTTTTCCACTAACTTGAGGCGGCAATCCAGTACCCCCTTCGCTCATCGTGGGTGAGCTAACTTTATTGTTTTCTTCACGAGTGAGGATAAATTCTCGTGGTGGGCTAACACTGATTTCACAACCGCTAGCCGTCTCTCCTTCACCCCAGTTGTAATTTAAACTACCCCCACACGGAGATGTATCCAACTGACGATCATTAGGACCGGCCTGATAACGCTCGTTACTGTCTATGTAACCACAATGAACGATTCCATAATTATTGTCTTCCATTTTCATTGTATCTTGTGAATTATCACCATCTATTATTAAATATATGTTCCAATAAAATATTGATTATATTGTACGCACAGTTGGACAAAAACAACAAAAGTCTACAACACTACTATATATGAATTAAATACACCATGTACAACACAAAAATTTTGCTACGAACGAAATACCTAACGCGAACGCACGGATGACACAGATACGTCATCACGTTCGTTGTCGTCTAAACGCGTTAAGACGTCATTTGGATTAGGTAACGGTAGCCTCTTTAAATCGACACTAGTGTTAACGAGCTCAATATTACGGCCACCACGGGAAACATGGGCAATAAAATTAGCTTCAAGTGTGCGTTCATTCTTTGCCAATTCAGAGACAGTTTTGGTCAAGTTCTTATATTGCGGTCGTACCATCTTATACCTTTCAGGAGTGTTGTCAGATAATGCGACACTAGTTGGTGTCGACGGTATAGTGTATGGATACAACGTGGGGTATCCTTGAGAATCACTATACTTAACCAATGTGGAATTAATCATCGTTTGATAATTTGCATTGTTAATGTAAACATTAGGCAAATATCCATAAGCGGTCGAGTCTGTGTTGTGATAACCGACTACCGGGGATAAATCAAACGATGCATTACTTGACACAATCGTTACATACCAAGTATAAGTATACTGGAGAAAACTATTTGAATTTGCTGTAAACTGTAATGGCAAAACGGCGTTACCAGCGTACAACCCGGTATTACAACCGGATAAACCACCATATTGAGAATAACTCTCACCAATATACCCACTTAGATTGGTGGTACCGCATCCAACCATGTGGGTTAATGTCAAACCTGGGGTGGAAAATGCAGGTAAATAACCACCACTGGTTAAATAATTGGTGGCTGGGCCAGTATCTGGGTTGCGAGCCACAGCAAGCATAGTAAACTGCACTATCACTCCACTACCTGGATCAAAATTGCTCATATCAAAGTGCAACAAATTGACATCACTAATGACGTATGTAGGAGTTGCGTTGTGTACAATAGGTTGACCGTATTTTGCAGTTATAACAGCATCTCCTTTACCATTTAAAGTATATGGCGCGAATCGGCCAGTATAATTATAATTAGCTGTATTATTCGCGGAGAATGGCCATAAATAATCATAATCATTGTTGGCAGTCGACGGTCCAGTGATGGACAACAACAAATTTGATCCACCGGATGGAAATCGATATAATGGCTCGAAAAATTCGATCTCATATGATATCCAAATTTGTCCAAGCACGCTACCAGGTTGAAAAGTGTCTGGCAATCCTTCCGTCGCAATTTGTATGTTAAATGGTGTGTACAAAGCATCGTCGATTATTTGTGCAGTTGGCTGTAACACGAAATATTTACGATAATTAGTGTCCTTACATTCCATACCATACATGGCCGATCTATCGGGTCTAAATACTATAGCCTCAGCACTATTCTCCAATTCAACAGAATTCTCATATGGTGCTTGTAATACATTATACACACCAGACATCATTATGTATCCCATTGCAGGTTGTAAATTCATGGGTGATGTGAAAGAGACGAACTCAATGACAACTCCTTTAAAACGAAACAATTGAAAATCGGTAGCTATGTTTGATAGCCATGGGAAGATAGTTGCATTTCCGGGGTTTAACCCGAGTGTGAACGTCGAAAATGCTTGGCGTATCTCAGGTACTACTAAATTCATAGCAAATTCTCGATGCACAACACAAACCCCACCGGCAGACCGTGAGTTCTCAAACTTTGGTGGCATCAACGCATTACCTGAACTACCAGTTTCCGGTGCACGTTTAAACAACGAATTTGATATAGGGTCGCCGCCTAAATCATAATCACCTTTACCGCGGACGCGACGCATAAGCAATTTACTCAATCCAGCAACGGTATTATGGCTACCCGGAACAAAACGATCAGATAATGTTCCAATTCCTTCAGATATCATATTACCAACACTTTCGTTCTTAAGTAAAGCACGTGCACCAGATTTAGCACCACGCACTGCAGCCACGGCCATATTCTTAACACCACGAACTAAATCCTTAACTTTGTAATCGCCGTTGCCAGTAATCTTCTTCACTATAACCTTCTCTTTAGACTTATTTCTATTCTTTCTACCCATATTGACGTGAATATCCGCCCCGCTGTGTGTGTGCAATGTGTTAATGGTCGGCCCTGGGTGTCACCCCAGTTACATCCAGCGTTAGTAGTTCGACTATGATGGTAATCGAATTATACGATACTGAATCACATTCCACACGGCACCAGCACTCCCGTACCATCTTTATCGGGTCTTCTAGCGTGATTTACTCATGAAATTATCCCAATCAAACTACCCCAATAAAGGCAATATTCGAAATTTCAAACTCCACAAACGCAAGCGTTGTCTACAACTTCATTGACGACATTGCATTAACACACAGCACTATTAAAGCATACGCAGGGGCTTACGGGTTCATGTACGCATCGCCATGACACGAACCACAACACAGTGTAAATACATCCGTAACACCAAACGGAAACCACACCCTGACCAACAGGGACACACAGCAGTATATAATCCTTATGGCATAACGCCTCTTGTGGTAAGGAAAGACTGTTGTAGCGGATAGG